ATGTTGGACGACGTCGCGGAATTACCGAAGCTCACAGAAGATTTGTTGTGGGGCACCCAAGCGATTGCTGATTTCATCGGCAAGTCGCTGACCGAAACCCAATACCTCATCCGCATCCGAAAGTTGCCGATCGGCCGGCTCGGCAAGAAGCAAATTTTTGCTTCGCGGCGGCAGCTCCAGCGACACCTGACCCCGAAAGCAAGCACGGCGGCGTGACCAATCGGCTCACTCGGCGCTCGCCGTCCGGCGTCCGGGTGTCATCAAGGGCGGCGGGGTGGGCGGCTCGGCCTAGGAAACCGAGCCGCCCCTGAAACAGAACCGCGGGTACAAGGCCGCGGGTAAATGAGGGTAACAAAATGACACTTAATCCAGCTACACCTCTGACGCAAGTTTCATTTCTGGAAGGTTGTCAGGTCTTCGACGTCGCCGAGCCCAGCCGGCCCGGCAAGATCGTCGGTGCCGGTGCTGAGCAATGTGAGGTGCAGTTCGATGATGGCGTAAGGCGAACCGGCGATCAGACCCGTTTATTCCGCTGCATGGAAAATCTCGAGGCGATCGAGCGCTGGCTGGCGCAACGGTCCGAGATCGAACAATCGCGGCTCAACCACCCGAGCACAATTTGGCGGCGCTGGCAGGCGTCATTAAAGCCGCCGGTATCGGATGACGAAAGAAAATCATCGCCTGTCCAGAAGCTCAAGGACACGATTGTCGACCTCCAAGAACAGAACGATCGCATGCGTCACGAGATCGAGCGCGGCGGCGGTGATTTGTGGTGCCCAGAAGACCGCCCAAAGGATATCGCCAAGATCATTTGCGCCAAGCTGACTAAAGCCAAGGCCGAGAAAGTCGCGCGCGAAATTCTCGCCGCGCTGAAGGAGCAGGTGCGATGACCGACAACAAAAAAATCGACGGCCGCGCATTACTCGATCTCGCCGGCAACGAGACCGAACAACTCTTTCGCGAGCTCGCCGACGCAGGCCGGATTGTCGATTCCGGACGCCGGCGCTGGAGCGAACGCAAGCAGAAATGGGAAATCGTTTGGATTACTCGCGAAGCAGCCGAGCGGCAGTCGACCGCCGCCGAAGGAGAAGCAAGATGAGCGGCGCAAAACATCGCCGGAAAGGCGGGAAAATCGAACGCGAAATCGTCGGTCGCCACCGATCACGTGGCGTTTATGCCGAACGCTATCCGCTGTCCGGAGCCAGCCGCTTTCGGGGCTCAGGCCACGACGTCGATATTTATTTGTTCGGGCGCGACCAGGCACCGATCGTCGCCGAAGTGAAGGCAAGAAAAAGTGGTGGGGGATTCGTCACGCTGGAGAAATGGCTGAATGAATTTGATTTGCTCTTTCTGAGACGCAACAACGCTGATCCGCTCGTACTCCTGCCTTGGCGCGTTTGGGCCCGCATTCTTGAACGGGTGCGGTCATGATCTCGATCGCCAATATCCATGAAATTGCCGCGACGTTACCGCCCCGCGTGCTCATTCACGGCCAGGAGGGCGTTGGTAAAACGACGCTGGCGACAAAATTTCCGCACGCCGTTTTTCTACAGACAGAGGACGGCACACCGGCCGGATTGAAACTTGCGACCTTCGGCTTGTTGCAAAGCTATTCCGATGTGCGCGAGGCGCTGACCGCGCTTGGCAGCGAGACCCACGACTTCGGCACCATTGTTATCGACAGTCTCGATAAGCTCGAGCCCCTGATTTGGGCTGACGTTTGCGAAGCCAATAAATGGCCGTCGATCGAGGCACCCGGCTACGGCCGTGGCTACGTCATTGCCGACAAATGGTGGCGCGATCTTCTGCTGGCGCTCGATTGGCTGCGCCGCGACCGCGGCATGACCATCGTGTTGCTGGCGCACAGCGCCATCGAGACCATCAACGATCCGCGCGCGCCAACTTACACGTCCTATCAGTTGCGGCTGCACAAGCGAGCGCGCGGGCTGATCGCTGATGAAATGGATCTGATCGCCTTCCTTGCCACCGATGTCGTGGTGGTAAGCGAAGATGCTGGCTTCAACAGGAGACGCAGTCGTGGCGAGGGCGGCCCAGCGCGTTCGCTGTACACCGAGGGCCGTCCAGCCTTTGTCGCCAAGTCGCGCTTCGAACTGCCGGCGAAAATTCCCTGTCCCAAAGATTTCGATGTCGGCACTGCGCTGGCACCGATCTTCCCGAGGATCGCACCGGGAAAAGCAACAGTGCGAACAACACAAACTAAAAAGGAACTCACATGAGTGACGAGTTTTATTTCGATCCAGAACAACAGGAAGGCTCAAGCTTCGAACTGATCCCGAAGGGCGAGTACACCGCCGAGATCATCGAGGCGGCAATATCGGTGCCGAAATCCGGCGATGGCCACATGCTGGCACTGACCTGGAAGATCCTCGATGGCGACTACGAGGGCCAGCAGGTCTGGGACACGCTGTGCTACCAGCACAGCAACCAGATGACGCAGGACATCGCCCGGCGCAAACTCAAAGATCTCTGCACGGCGCTCGAGATCACCGAGCAGGTAACCGATCCAGAGGTTTTCAAATTCAAGCCGGCGCGGGTCCGGATTGTAATCGAATCCGACAAGTACGGCCATTTTGATGACCAGAACCGGATCAGGCGCATCCTGCGGTTAGAGGAGACCGAGGCCGAGGCGCAGGAAGCGGCAGCATCAAAGCCGACGCCAGCGACGCCGAAGACACCGCCAAAACGCCCGACTAATGGCCCCGGCGCGGCGCCGTGGAAGAAGCCAGCGGCTTAAGCCATGGAGTTGCGTCCGTATCAACAAGCGGCGCTCGACGCGCTCGACGCCTATTGGGAAGCCGGTGGTGGCCATCCGCTCTGCGTGATGGCTACCGCAACCGGCAAGTCAGTGCTGATCGGTAAGCTCATTGCCGGCATCGCTGCAAATTTCCCGGCGTTGCGCGCCTTAGTGCTGGTGCATGTACGCGAACTCTTGGAGCAAAACCTTGAGCATCTGCTGAAGGTCTGGCCGCAAGCGCCATTCGGTATCAATTCAGCCGGACTTGGCGAGCGCGACTGGCAATCGCCGATCGTGCTCGCCAACGTGCAATCGGTCTGGCGCAACCCGCAGCGGCTCGGCCGGCGCGATCTGATCGTTATCGATGAATGTCACCTGTGCCCGCATGACGGCGATGGGATGTATCGCAGCACGATCACCGAGCTGCGCGAGCTCGAGCCGACGCTGCGCGTGGCCGGTTTCACCGCTACGCCTTATCGGCTCGACAGCGGCCGACTCGACGAAGGCGACGGCAAGATCTTCGACGATGTCGTTTTCAATTACGGCATCGGCGAAGGCATCCGCGACGGCTGGCTGGCGCCGCTGGCATCGAAGGCGACCACGGCCAAGATCGACGTGTCCGGCGTCGCAGTGCGCGGCGGTGAATTCATCGCCGGTGCATTGGAAGACGCCGCCGATGACGCCGCTATAGTCAATGCCGCCGTCGACGAGATCGTTACCCGCGGCTGTGATCGCCATTCCTGGCTGCTGTTTTGCTGTGGCGTTCGCCATGCCGAGCATGTCGGTGATGTGCTGCGTGAGCGCGGCATTGTTGCCGCGACAGTTACCGCCGAGACACCGAGCGACGAACGCAAGGCCATCATCGGCGCATTTCGCGCCGGCGAAATTCGCGCCCTCACCAACGTCAACGTCCTGACGACCGGCTTCAACGTACCGGCGGTCGATCTGATCGCGATGCTGCGGCCGACGCTGTCCACAGGACTCTATATCCAGATGGTCGGCCGCGGTACGCGCAAGGCCGACGCCAAAGTTGACTGCCTGGTGTTGGATTTCGCCGGCAACGTAATGCGTCTCGGCCCGGTCGATTGTGCCGAAGGCGCCGCCAACAACAAATCCAACGGCGGCATCAAAGCTGACACCGTCGCCGCCAAACGCTGCCCGGATTGCGGCGAATTGAATGCGGTGGCCGTCACCGAGTGTGTTTGCTGCGGCCACGAATTTCCGATCGAAAAGCCAAAAGTAAAACATGCGGCGACTGCCGATTGGGCGCCGATCATGGGCGTGTGCACCAATTGGTTGCCGGTGACTGAAGTCAGCTTTCGTTCGCATACCAAATTTTCCGACCCGGCAGCGCCACTATCGCTGCGTGTCGAATATCTGTGCGGCTTGTCGCCTTACAGCGAATACATTTCGCTGCAGCGTGGCGGCTACGCCCGCGAAATGGCAGAGCGTTGGTGGTTCTCAATGGGCGGCAACGCGCCGGCGCCACTGACGGTGGCGCAAGCGCTGCAGCGTACCGGCGAGCTGGATGAAGTACTCGCCATCATGGCGGCCCGCGAAGGCAAATACTGGCGCGTGATCAATCGCCGCCTGCGGCGCGACGATGACTCCGAGGTCGAAGTCAATCGCTACTATCGTCTCGTCGCTCCGCATTCTCCCGTCACTTCGCCGCCGATCAACGATGAGGTGCGATTTTGAGCGACACTAATAAGAGCAAAACCCCGAAACTCATGATTGAGCATTGGTCGCGTGATCCGCGAAAGGATCGGCAGATCATTGAAGGCTTGCTGCAAGAAGGTGGAGACACCGCGAATTTTATCACTCTGACTGTGCGTGATTACGTCAGAGAATTAGTAAAACACCCGGAATACGCGGCCCCAATCATGGTGAAAGCAGCGGTAAGAGTTGATGCGGCACTGCGGCACAAAAAACTATGAACAAGGGAAGCGCATACGTTGCTAATCGCTTCGCTACCGAGGAGCCGACGCTGTGTGCGGTGTGTCGGCGCCATGCGGTTTGGCTCGGCTATCCCAATCGATCACCAATCATTTGGCTATGCGATGAGAACGACTGCCATACCGCAGCGAAACATGTCTATGTCATGACCAAACCACTCCTCGACGACTATGAGATTGGCGCTGCACTCGAGGCTGGCCGCAATGCCGGAGTCTTCTTGGAAGAGCTCGGCAGTACCGATCTAGCTCAGCTGACGCCTGCCCAATGGCGTGAGTTTCTGCGCCGCATCGTCGTCGGCTACGAGCACGCGTTGCGTGACAAAATTCTCAACCACCAACCGCCGTTTTAGAAAGGACAAAACGACGTGGGCGCCTATGCGGAGAAAGGCGAGCGTTTGATCGAGCGCGGCTTTGGTGCCATCCCGATCATTCCCGGCACTAAAAAGCCGGGTTTTTTCCACGCCGGGCAATGGCTCGGCTTGGCCAATTGGCAGCGGCGTTTTCGCAAACGGGTGCCATCAGAGAGAGAGCGCCAGCGCTGGGCTGCCGCCGACAGCGGCATCGGCATCATCACGGGCCCCGCCAGTCACGGCGCCGTCGGCATCGATATCGATACCGACGACGCGACGGTGATGCAGGCAATTCGTGCCGTGCTGCCGCCGACGACGGTCAAGAAAAAGGGCGCCAAGGGCGAGACGCTGTTTTACTGCGCCCCGGCAATCACCGCATCGATGACTTGGAAAATAGATGGCAAATGTGTCGTCGAACTGATCGGACCAGGACGGCAGACAGTGCTGCCGCCGACCATCCATCCTGATACTGGCCAACCTTATTTCTGGACCGGCGACGAGACGTTGGAAGACGTGAAGCCGAGCGAATTGCCGAAGTTGAGTACCGACATTGTCGCCAAAATCTCGGCTGCCCTAGCGCCCTTCGGTTATCAGGCGACAGAGTCGACGCGTGTCAACAATAGCGGCAGCGATGACGACAGCCCACATCGGCAGCTTAATGAGACTGCGCTTGCCAATCTCGCCGCCTGGGTGCCGGCGCTCGGGCTCTATCGCTGCCGGCGCAACAAGCGCGGCTTCGAGGCGGTGCCGATCTGGCGGCCGTCGACTACCGGCCGGGCGCGGGAGAAACGGCATCTCAATCTGAAGATGGTGCCCGAAGGCATCCGCGATTTCGGCGCCGATCAAGGCTACACACCGCTCGATCTAGTGATGGTGGCACAAGGTTGCGACCTGCAAACCGCTTGGCAATTTCTCAGCCATCGGCTCGGTTTTGCGCCGCAGGGACCGGTGATCGAGCTTCACGTTGCGTCGGCGGCACAAGCCGAGGCACCGGCATCGCCCGATCTCAGCGACGCCTTGGAGCCTTTGACTAAGGTGCCGGGCGTTGTTGGCGATGTCATCGATTGGATCGTTGCCACCGCACGGCGGCCCAATCGAGTGCTGGCACTCGGCGCTGCCATTACCTTAGTCGGAACCCTGATTGGTCGCCGCGTCGCTGGGCCGACACGCTCGGCCACGCATCTCTACGTTGTGCCGGTGGGGCCGACTGGCTCCGGCAAGCAGCATCTGTTCGATAGCACCACGGCGTTGATCAAGGCCGCCGGCGCACAGAGCCATATCGGGCCCGGTGAATTCATCTCGATGCCGGCAGTAGTCAACTTCATCATGCGCAAGCCGTTGGCGCTCTGCTTGCAGGACGAATACGGTGCCTTTCTCCGCCGCATCACCAGCAAGAAAGCATCCGGTTTTGAAAACGCCATCAGCAAGATCTTACGGACACTATGGGCGACGTCGTTTTCCGCCATGGCGACGGCGGAGTGGGCCAGCCGGGAAATGAAGATCATTCAGTCGCCGGCGATTTCCATTCTCGGCTTGTCGACGCCTGACGAGTTTCACAGCGCGCTGCAAGGCGACAGCGTCGCCAATGGCTTTCTCAATCGCTTTCTGGTGCTTAATTCGAATATCCGTGCCGCCGACATCGAGCCGCAATACGAACCCGGCAAGGTGCCGCGTCAGCTCAGTGCGGCGTTACGCAATCTCTATCTGTGGTCCGGGCCGCAGAGCCTCTTGCAGATTGACAATCCCGAAATCGCCTTCGCGCCCGATGTACTGCCATGGGCAAACGAGCAGGCAGCTGCTTGCTATCGCGACTTCGAGCGCTTGCGTGACGAGCACATGGACGACGACCCGAAACTGAAACCTTACATTGCGCGCGCTGGCGAGATCGCTGTACGGCTTGCTACGATCCGCGCTGCCGGGCGCTGGGCTTTGGGCGCCAGTATTGATTGCTCGGATATGGAATGGGGCGTTGCTATTGCTTGGACCGCCGGCCAAACGCTTGCTGAGGCAGCAATGCACTCAGCTCCGGAAACTGAGCGCGGTATCTTCTCCGAGAAAATCGTTGGGTTGATTCAGCGACGCGGTCCGATGAAGGTGCGCGACATCCAGGCTTATATTCGCGGTCGCCTCCGTTCGAGTGAGATCAAAGATATTCTGGCGCAGGGGGTTGAGGCTGGTGAAATCAAATGGACAGCGAAGGGGTATAAGGCAATAAAAAGGTGATGATGTTTGTAAAGTTTGAAAGCTGTTTGACAAACAGAAAATGCCCCAAAATATCCGATAAAATATATATAATAATATATATGTTTGTAATGTTTGCAGTAGGTATATCTTTATCTCTAATTTTCTGGGGGGTGTGTATATATAGCAAGCAACGCAAACAGTTTTGACTTTTGTTTTTTCTGATTGATTTTTCAAGGGTTTGTAGCAAAAGAATGTGCTTGCAAATCTGTTAGTTGTTTGTCGGCAAACATTTTGCTGAAGGAACCGCTCATGCGTCGTATTGATCTCATGCGGCAACGCCGCATCATTACCGTCGAGGAGTTAGAGTTTGGCGCAAGGCTGGCTGGCTATATAGATCAGCAAGAAACGAAATGGATTGCCCAGGACAAGCGCCGCGGTCGACTACCGACAAAGCAAGAGCGGGACAATCGAGCCCTGTGGCGGCACCAATATTGAAGAACAGGAATGGGAACAGTTTTACGGGCTAGAGGAAATCGATCCTGATAGCATTTCTTGGTGATTATCCGATTTATGCTGCCCAGCGCTGCGCCGACCGCTGGCTGATTCGGTCGTTTAATCTAAGTAGGGCCCCATCCTTGCCGGGCTATATCGTGGGCGCAATCGATATTGAACAGTCAAAGGTTCAATCATCACAAGCGCTGATTCGCCGGCCCTTCCGGCGTCGCCTGGCTTATCGGATAGGCTTGGGCAGAACGCGAAATTGGTTTGGGCGAAGGCGTTGATCCTTGGTGTGCAGGGCCTCGAGAGCTATGCGCGCAGCGCGCCGCGATCTTTCATGTGCCGCCTGTTTGCGCGCAGCGAGCTCGCCCTCGTGGTCATCGAGGTGCGCATCAAATGCAGAAGGTGGTGGCGGGTCGTGTCTTGGCATGGGTACGGTTTACACGAGGGTCGATGAGCGCGACAAATGCACAAATGCGATCGCATTCGAATCAAACAAAAGGAATGCTTTTTCAGACGTGCGCGAAGAAATGGCGAGCACAACCTATGCGGGTCCTTCTGAGCGGGAGGTTGTGGGCGGGTCCCGCCGACCCGCGAGAGTTGAGAGTGTACAAGCCTGATTACTTGTAGTAGTAGCGTGTTCCAGGGACGAGGAGGCCGGCCTAATGGAAAAGACCTATACCGTCAATGGGTTAAGTACCAAGCTTGAGATTGACCCCCGTCGGCTGAGGGCCGCGCTTCGTTCGACGCCGCCCAACGACACTGACAGGCAGCACCGCCGGCGCTGGTATTTGTCTACTGCTCAGCAGGCGTTGCATGAGCACGGCTTTGGTGTCCGTCGCAGCGGCGGCAATGGCAGTTTCGGCGCCGATCCGACGTTCGAGGCCGCGGCCACCAAGGTTGAAAAGTTGGCAGGCCAAATTGATGTGGCCATGGCTGAATTGGCTACCGAGCCCGACGTCATCACGCGCCGAAAGAAATCGCCGCCGCTTGCCCGAATGGTTGAGCATTACGGCAATCTCCTTGAGGAGGTTTCGGGCGGCGACCCGTTTACAGCCGGCTACCGCAGCGAGTTGGTCGGCCGAATGTTAGGCCGGCTTTTAAGCCTTTGTGCGTGGGAGCTTTCTGACTGAAAAATCTGCTGGGATTGGCCGATGCCTGTTCGGGGCTCGAACATAGCGGTTTCCTTTGCCTCCAATACGGGCTGGGCATTGTCGGCATTTGTCATCACCGCCAACTGGCGCGAGCCAGGCACGACTTCACGCAAGATTTCGAGTCGTTTGCTGGCAAGGTCGGCCGCTTGGATTGACAGTCCGGTTACGTTGCCGCCTGGTTTCGCCAGACTCGCAACAAGGCCGCTCGCAACCGGGTCGATCCCCACCGCAAAAACAATCGGGATAACGGTTGTCGCCTGCTTTACACTGGGAACGGCGCTGCCGACGGTGACAAT